ATCCATTGAGTTCTTGTTAAATTTCACTTAACCTACGGAAGGTGGGGCGGTACTCCCTTGACTAATCCGTAACCAATTGCTACCCCGCGCCAGTCATCAACCTGGTATTTTACGTCGCGTCACCCCCACCTGGTTTCCCAGGTGGGGGTGGAAATTTAGCCTACATACCGTTTACTTAATACTCTCTGAAAGTAGTCGTCGAGAGCGGGGTGTGAATATGCACAGGTGTGATTAATAGTTGACAAATCAGTTTCAATCTCATGGATTGATTCCATTGGGATTCCTGTGACGTCAGACACAAAGATATATGTCTCCAAACTAGGATGTTCGGGTATAGTGACATGTTTCTTATATCTGGTACTTGATTTATTCAAGTCATATCTGCCTCCATAAGCAATACGCTGATTCGCTTTAGCCAGTTCTCTAAGAATGGGTATGTGTTGCCAATCTATCTTAGAAGAAATGGAATTGGTATAGACCCAATCCTTGATCCCCAAACTATTATATTGGTGAACAGACCATCCCGATTTAATTAAAGGTCGGTAGATCTTGGGACCATGGACATATCTATTGAAACCAATTGGATAGAAATAACCACTAAGGTAATCGGCATGTTCGAACTCCTCAAACACTTGGAGTTTCGGCTGGATACCTAACGCTGTTAACATTATCTCAGCAAAGCGGATAGCTGGTACTTTATAAGTTGTAAGCATAAACTGGTTGACTTGTTGCCATTCTTCACCTTCAACCAAGGTGATATTGTCATCCCCATCAACACCCATAAAGAATTTATATTGATGCATTGGTAGCTGATGGTCGATTGAAAGATTATCAATCTGGAAATCACACAGTACGGGCTCATCATAACATTCCATAATTGGAGTTATGCCTGCAAGAGAGTACATGAGAGAATAAACAAAGGTATGGATTTGCCCATCAATTATACAGTTTCCTAATGAAGTATTAGGATCACCAGATTTCCTGGTGGCTTCAATTGAGAACTTAATTCCATTTTTAGTGATACCTTTAGTCCGATAAGCAGTTTTACGCATATGATTGAGTATTTTTCGTCGAGCTCCGAAATACTCATACACTTCCAATTCAGACTGTAATAAATCATAATTCATGGTGGCGTCCCATCTTGATCCATCATCAGTTACTGAATATGGGGTGTTGAACTGGTCTACCAAAGAGGAAAACCAGTTACCAAGCTGCGTTGGGTTAAAACCATTTGTTAAAGTAAAAGGACATGGGTACCCGTTCACTTTATTCTTCTTAGTGTACGTGGCTATGTGATGTTCTAGAGCTGCAATAGTTGGGCTAACAACACACTTATATCTAATGGACGGTCCACTAATATTCCTAGGATCTGCATCAATAATAGCACCATTACTGATTGGGAGTTCACTCAGTAATTCTGCAGATAGGGTCATAGTGGTGGGAGAGACAGGTTCGATGAAATTTGGGTCAAGTTGCAATTCTTGTTTCACGAAACAATCATAAGTATAATCCTTATGGTTGAGTGGCTCATATATAAGTGATTCTTTAGCTTCATTCAACAATTGTTGACGGCCTAGAGGAAAACGACTTTTCCATTGATTGAAGCTCAATGGTGGAATGGTCTTAATTGGTCCGTAATAGGATGGATGTCTAGACAAACTATAGACATAATATGCATCCATTACAGCTGTAGCAGGTTCTGGTCTCTTAAGGCATTGACGAGAGACAACAGAGCGACGTTCATTACATTGACAACCACGACACATGAAGGGATGGTATTCATGCATTGTGATTCCATAAGGCCAAGCTCCTAGCATTGGCTTACACACCTGATCAGGTGTTGCTTGAGATATCAATGCAGTGTGATGTGTTGGTCCATCTTCCTTCCAAAAACAAGATTTAATAATAGGTGGAGGAATGGGATGGGTCCTTACAACTCGCATTTTCTTCCCAAACAGGGAGTCTAAGAATGACATTGAAACGTTGACACGGCATAGGTACCTCATAATCATTTTCAACAAAAACCCGAGCAAAACAGCCCGTCGGTCCATAGACATAACCAAAGAATTCTGGTAGGTCATACACACTGCAAGAAAGTTGACAATGGAATGGACGATAATGTTGGAAAATAATGATGGTAGGGTGCCACGTCTAGCGTTTAACCATGTTAGCCCATGAAAAATGATTGCTAACACACAAGCGTTTTGGTTTTCTCTCATAGTAACCCCTTTTAACAACTTAATAAGAGGTTCCCCAATAACAAAAAGGGCAAA